TTACGGACGAGTTCCATCGGGATCTGCCGTCCCGCTGAGCATCTCGCCCCAGGCATCGAACAGCCGGCGGCGTCGATCGAGCTGCTGAGCGCGGTTATACGCCGCCTCCACCTTGTCCTTCGGCGAGTGCGCCAGCGCGCGGTCGATCGCATCGCGCTCGCCGGGCAGCGCCTCGTTCAGGATCGTGGAGAAGCTCGCCCGCCAGCCGTGCGGGACGTGGCGGCCGGCGAACCGCGTCCGCGCGTAGAGCGCGCCAATCGCGGCCTCGCCGATCGGCGCGGCCCCGCAGCGGCCAACGAAGATCAGGCCATGCATATTTGCATCGGCACAATGCAGATTTGCACGCGCTGCACGCAGGACGGCCACCGCGGCGGCGCTCAGCGGGACGACATGATCGTGGCGGGCGTCGCCCTTCTTCGCCACCGCCAGCTTCATGCGCGCGGCCGGCACGCGCCAGATCGGCTCGGGTCCGTCGAGATCCTCGATCTCTTCCCACCGCGCGCCGCGGACGGCGGCCAGGCGGACGGCGGTCAGCGCCAGGAAGCGCGACGCCAGCTTCACCGCGGCGCCAGCGTCGACCAGCTCGGCCGCGGCGAGCAGCGCGCGAACGTCGTCGAGCTCGAGCAGCGCCGGCTGGTGGCGCTTGCCCGCCGGCGGCAGCAGCGCCTTGCGGACGATCGCCGCCGGATCACCGGCGACCAGATCCTCCGCCATCGCCAGCGCGAAAACGGCCGAGATCCGCTGGCGCAACCGGCGGGCGGTCTCGATCGAGCCGCGGCGCTCGACGTCGCGCAGCAGCTGCAGGACGACGGGCGCGTCGATCGCGGCGATCGGCGAGGCGCCGATCGCGGGGAAGACGTCGCGGACCAGGCTCGATTCGACGTCGACAGCGTGAACCTCGGTCCACCGCCGGCGCTGCTGCGCCATCCAGCGGCGCGCGACGGCCTCGAAGGTCTCGGCCGACCGGGCCCGATATGCACGTGCGCGCGGATCTCTCCCGGCGGCGAGCTCCGCCCGGGCGGTGTCGGCCTGCTCACGTGCATCGACCAGCGACAGCTCCGGCCAGGTGCCGAGCGTCAGCAGCTGCTCCTTGCCCGCCCAGCGGAACCGCAGGCGGAAGGATCGGGTGCCGGTGGTTGCCGCGACATGGACGTGGAGGCCCTGCCCGTCGGTCAGCTTATAAGCGGACGCACGCCGTCGGGCGCCACGGATGGACGCTTCTGTCAGCATCGGTGCCTCATGATGTTGGAAAATGGGCGCGACTGCTCGACCGCGGCGGAGGTTTCGTCCGTCGCGGTGGAGCAGCAGGCGCGGAAATGCGCGGGATCGAGGCGGTCGGCCGGGGCGCGTTACCCCGGCCGATACCCTCACCTGTTGCAGATGATCAGCTCGGTGACCCGCTGCTGGGTGGCGACGTTCCGGGCTCCCAGCGTCCAGGTCGTCGCGATCTCCTCGATCGCGAAGGCTGCGAAGGTCTCGCGGATGAAGTCGGTGGCGTTGATCGACAGGATGAACTGTCCGCGGATGGTGGCGAGCTGCTCGGCCATCGCGACATAGTCGCTGCGGCCGAAGTCGATGCCGTAGCCCTCCGTCTGGTCGTAGGGCGGGTCGAGATAGAACAGCGTCCGCGGATCGTCGTAGCGGGCGAGCACCTGGTCTTAAGGCAGCTGCTCGATCGTCACCGGCTGCAGCCTGGCGCTGAGCGCTCGCAGATCGGCGCGCAGCTGCGGGAGGTTGAAGCGGGAGCTCTGGTCCTTCCGCAGGCCGAAGGTTCGGCCAGCGACGCGGCCACCGAACGCGAGCCGCTGCAGGTAGAGGAATCGGACCGCCCGCTCGATGTCAGTCAGCGTGGTTGGATCCACGCGTTTCATCCGGTCGAACTCGGCCCGGCTCGCCACCAGGTCGCTCATCTCGTCGACGAGCGGCTGATAGTGCCGGCGGACGATCCGGAACAGGTTGGCGACGTCGCCGGACAGATCGTTGATGACCTCGGCCGTGGCGGCGCGCGGCCGGCGGAGGAAGACGCCGCCCATGCCGACGAACGGCTCGACATAGGCCCGGTGGGGCGTGGCATCGATCAGAGCGCACAGCCGCTTGGCCAGGTTGCGCTTGCCGCCGATACACGGCGCGGGAGGACGAGCAGCGCTCGACGCGGTCATTCTGGGCTTTCCTTCTGGGAGAAAGCACGTCGGCTACGCGCGCTGAGTGGCCGTCGGCCGGACTGGACGACGGTGCCCGCGCCGATCGGCGCGAGGTTCGATGGCTTCGGAGTAGCTCCGAAGGGATCTGATGATGCTGGTGGCTCGGGGAATACGCTAGCGAGAGGCCTGTCGATCCCACCCGGCGGACCGGGTGGTTAGCCGCGCAGCCTTAGGCATCTGCGCCCCGCGTATTCCCCGAGAGGTCTTTTATTCCGCAGGCCACCCGGCGAACCGGTAGGCCTAAGGACCGCGCGCGCGGGCCACTCCTCGCGGCTAAGCTCGGAGCAGCTCAGCCGGCATGGCACGCTCATGGCGCGTCGTCGAGATGGTTGTCGGCTTAGGGCAGGTCACCGGCGGCGATCTGCTGCGCCTGGCGGTGGTAGCTCTCGATCAGGCTGAGCGCGTCGGCGATCGCGTCCTCGCTGCCGGCGGCAGGCGCGAAGACGGCGTAGTAGGCGCGCAGCTGCTCGCCCTGGATCTGCCACAGCGCGATCGGCCAGCGATGCTGGCCGGGATCGGCGATCGTCGGCAGCGGCTCGCCCGGGCCGACCTCGAGCCGAAAGCCGAGCTCTTCGAACCGCGGTTGCCACTCCGTGAGCAGGGTGGCTGGATCAAGCGGGCTGATCTCGGTCGGGATCGGTGGCTCCGGTGCAGGATCCGGCGCCGGCGGCTCCGGCGTCGGCTCGGGATCCGGCGCCGGCGGCTCCGGCGTCGGCTCAGGATCTGGCGCCGGCGGCTCTGGTACCGGATCAGGCGCCGGCGGCTCCGGCTGCGGCTCCGGTGCCGGCAGATCGGGCTGCGGCGTCGGCACTGGATCGGGCGCCGGCGTCGGGATGGTCGGCGGGGTGATGTCTGCGATGTTGTCGCAGGCCGATGCTCCGCAGAGCAGCAGCAGGATGATCAGCGGCAGGCGCTTCATCGTGCGGTTTCCTTCGGGAAAGCGTCGACGGCGAGGCGACGGCGAGCATCGCAGTCGGCGATCGCCGCGGCACGATCGATCAGGCCGCGCTCGGCGCCAGCGCGCGACACCGATCCATCGGGATCAGCGAGGAGCTCGGGGATCATGCAAGGCAGCAGCGCCTTGGCCGGGATCTCTGGCGGCGGCGTTGAGCTCGGCATCGAGGGCCTGGATACCGCGCACGCGCTCAGCAGGCAGGCACAGCTCGCGGCCAGCAGGAGTCTCAGCATATCGGGTCACCGTGTCGGTTGCGCGGACGACGATCGGCGCGATGCGCGCGACCTTGTCGGCATAGGTTTGGACGGCCGCGGTCACGCGCCGCTCCGCCGCGACGCGGACCTCGGCGTTCTCGCGCTCGGCCTCGGCCTGGGCCTCGTGCCAGGCGGCACGCTCCTCCAGGCGCCCGGCCTCCTCCCGCGCGTCACCGAAGCGCAGGAGGAGGAAGACGATCAGCGCGGTTGCTACCGCGCCGATCGCCAACCGGCCCCAGGTCACGCGATCGGACGCGCGGTCGGACGGAACAGCAGCGTCAGGACGGACACCACCGCCAGGATGCCGCTCAGCACGGTGGCTTCATCAAAGCCGGCGGGCAGGAAGCCAGCGACGCCGGCGATCGCCGCGCCGGCGCTGACGACCTGGGCCCAGATCGTCTTCGACTGCCACCAGGCCTTTCCGCCCAGCTCGGGATCGAGCTCGACGATCGGTCCCGAGATCTGCAGGCGGCCGATGATGGTGACGGCGGCGAAGGCGAACATCGCGACGGTGACGACATGCGTCTCCTCGAGACCCGCCGGCACCAGGCCGAACATGCCGAGGATGGCAAAGATGAGCGCCACAAACTGGACGAGGGCCAGACGCGACGCGAAGATTGCGGAAAGGAAGGTCATGGGAGATCTCCGGAAGGCACGCGGCGCCGGCCGCCGTCGACGTGCGTCAGGTTCCTGCAGGTGGCCGGGGAAAGAGGTCAGCGCCGGCGGTCGGCCGCGCGCTGCTTGGCTTCGGCGACGAGCTGCTCGGCTTCGTCATCGGACATCGGCTTGCCGGTCACCGCTTCGAACAGCCATTGAGCGACCTTGCGGCCATCATAGGTCTGCCCGTCGGGATTGCGCGCGAAGTCGTGCAGGTTCTTCTTCACTCGACCACCCGCAGATCGCGGTCGCCGGAGCGCCACATCTGCTCGCGGATCGCCCGCGGCAGGATGATGCAGCCCATCGATGCCGTGCCCGGCGCCTTGATGCTGTCGCCGTGGATGCGGAAGGCCGAGCGGCCCGTCGCGTCGTGGCGATCGTCGGCCGTGCCGTCCTGCGCGTGGACGGTGATGGCGAACGGGCCGACGCGCTTGGAATTGTAGACGCCGACCAGCTTCCAGTCGCCGCGCGGAATCGGGCCGACCGCCTGCAGGTGCTGCATCGACGGGTTGTTCTTGCCCCGGCCTTTGCCGGAATAGCCGCGCGAGACGAGCTTGCCGTTGTGGCGCAGCTCGCCGGCGGCCTGGTGCCAGGTCCACATAGCGTTACCTCTGTTGGTGGCCGGCTCGCGCCGGCGGGATCAGTTCAGCCGATCGAGCAGGCTGGACATGTCGGCCGGAAGTGCGTCGTCGGCCGGGAAGGCGTCGCGCAGCGCGCCACGCAGCTGCTCGGGATCTCGGCGCCGCGCCGGCGACGTCGCGAAGGCCGCCTTGACCAGGGCGAAGGCGCTCATGCCTCCGCTGCCAACGATCAGGCCGGTGACGAGCGCAATATCGGTCATGGCTGGGGCCTCCGAGGGATGCCGTACTTGCGGTTGAGCGCCCACTCGAGCGCATGGAGGAAGAAGGCGAAGCCGAGCGCGCCGGTGATGGTGGCGAACAGGACCGCGAGGACCGGGCTCAGCCAGCCATGGACGTTGGCGAGGACCGCCAGGGTCGAGAACATCGGCAGCGCCGAGAACTCGCTGATCAGCAGCCAGCGCCGGCGCCGCTCCCAGCCGCTCAGCAGCGCCGGATCCGCCGGCGGCACCGGGTCGGCGCCGAGCAGGTAGGTGATGCGGGCGGCGAAGGCGACGAGCGCGCCGAAATAGCAGACGGCCCAAAGGACCGCGATCTCCCAGCGGTTCATGGCAGCCCTCCCGCGTTCAAGGTCTTGCAGCTCCGCGGAGCCGTCACCGGCTCCGCGATCGCCAGCGTCATGGAAGGAGGCAGGGATGCGCGTCGGTCGGCATCTCGACCAGGATCGGCTGGTCGTTCTGCGCAGGAAGGCAAGGCTCGCCCGACCCGCCGGGGTGGGTAACCGGAGGAACGGTGCGCGACGTCTCGCAGCCGGCAAGCGCCAGCAGCGCTGCCGAGAGCAGCAACAGCTTCATGGTGGTCTCCTTGGATGCCGGATCGCCCCGGCGAGCATCGTGCCGGCTCGACGCCGACGCGGATCTGATCGATCAGAGGTGCGTGACGTCCACCAGCAGCGCGTTGACCATGTCGTTCCGCCAGAACTCGCGCGCGGGATCAGGCTGGGAGCCGTAGTTGATCAGGCCCATGACATCGTCGAACGACACCTCGCCGGTGTCGCAGGTGCTGCCATCCCACCTGGTTCCGTAGAGCTTGCCGTTGACCCGGCGGTACCATTGCTGATCCCGACCCGGCTCTCCCGGGTTGCCCGGGTCGATGATGACCGGACCACCGTCGCCCTGGACCTCCTCGGTCTCGTAGCCATGACCCGAGAACGACGGGTAGATCGTGGCGTAGGTTCGCCCTGCCGGCAGCGTGGCGACGTTGTTTTCGCCCTCGCTGTGGCTGAGCAGCCCACCCACGCGCAGCACCTTCAGGTCGCTGCTGTAGGTCATCCGCCCCTGCTCGTCGAAGAGCCAGATGCCTACCGAAGATGGGGGCGTTTGGATTGTCGGCGTTGCCGCGAAGATCCAGTAATCGACGATCGAGCCGACCGGGCCTTCGGTATGGAAGACCTGGTCCGAGCCGCTGATCCCGGAGCGGCCGACGTAGAAGGGTGCGCGCAGCGCGATCATCTGGCGACTGTCCGCAGGGATCAGCAGCGTGCTGGGCGCGGTGTTGGAGCCGAACCGCGCCTGCGTCGCCTTCGATCCTTTGCCGACAAAGCTGTAGGTCGGCAGGCTGGCGTCGAACTGCAGCTTGCCGTCGGCGCGAAACACTTGGAACACCGCCGCCATCACCGCACCCCGTAGAGGAAGCGGGACTGCACCCGGCTATCCGGCGATGCGTTCAGATCTGCATAGGACCAGGTTAGCGTGCCACCGCTGAAGGAGAAGGCGGGCAGATTATTTGGAGCTCCACCGCTGAGCGCCAGGCCGCCGCTGATCACGACGATGAAGGGATCGCCAAGCGCAAGCCGCGGATCGGTGATGGTGCCCGACTTAGGCGAGCCCGGGCCGCCGATCACCGCCTCCCCGACGATCAGCGCCACCGCGGTGTTGGTGTCGACGATCGTGTTCCCGGCGACATCGACAACCTGAAGCATCAGGGAAGGCCGATCCGGAAGGCCAGGGTGCCGTTCGGATGGCGCGCCTCGATCAGCGGGCCTGAGATATACATCGAGCCGCGCGCATCCTGCGTCGTGAAGGTGCCGATGTTGGCGCTGATCGCCGACAAGCTGGTGACGTTGATGTGGTTAGCATCAACTTGGTCGAGGGCGGCCACGTTGCCGAGCAGACGCTGCCAATAGGTGCCGTCGAAGCGATAGAGCTCCTTGGACGTCGGACGGTGCCAAACGTCGCCGGCGACCATGCCGCTCGTCGGCTGAGCATCCTGATTGTAGACAATCGTCGCTCGTCCAGCCGGGCCGACCTGTCCGGGCACGCCCTGGACACCTTGGATGCCCTGCACGCCTTGAGCACCGGGAGCGCCAGGGTTGCCCTGAACGCCCTGCGGCCCTTGGATCAGCGACCAGGTGTAAGAGGCAGGGCTCGGGCTGTCGGCGAGGGTCTGGTCGGTGTAGACGCCGATGTACCGTCGGTTGGTGGGATCATCGATGCTGAAGTCGACGGTGCCGTTCGGCGCATTGCTGTAGGCGAAGTGGATGTAGGTCGGCTGTCCGTTCGCGCCGGCGGCACCCGGGATGCCGTTCGCGCCGTCCGATCCCCTCCACGGCGACCAAGTGTACGTGGCAGGATCCTGGCTGTCAGCATCGGCCTGGTCGACATAGACCCCGATGAAGCGCCGGCCGTCCGCAGCCCCAATCGTAAAGTCCAGCACGCCGTCGGCCGAGTTCGCATAGGCGAGATGGATGCGCTCGGACAGTCCGCCGGCGCCAGGTGGTCCTTGGATCCCCTGCTGCCCGTCAAGGCCGCGCTCACCGGGAGGCCCCGCGGGCCCGGCTGGCCCGGCCGGCCCTGGCCGCGCTTCCACTTCATCCAGCGCCGCAAGCAGCGGGTAATTGCGCCAATCGTAGATGTCTGGCTCCGGCAGCTGCACCGCCGGCGCTTCTTCGCGATCCCAGGCGTAGATCGAGGGATGCTCGACCAGCAGCACCATGCGGCAGCGGCCGTCGAGCGAGATCGTCCGCTCAAGCACCCGGAACAGCCTGGCGACAAAGCCGAGATGCGGGAAGTCGAGCGTGATGACGTCGCCACGCTTCACGCCCCAGCCGACGGCGCGGAAGTCGGCCGTGAAGCGGCCGCCGTAGAGCATCCGCTGCAGACGCTGCTTGATCAGGCGCTGCGCCTGGCCGACCGACTGAACGAGGTCGAAGTCGGCCGACAGCACGCGGTCGATACCGTCGGGTGACGGGATCGTGATGTGAGGATAGTCGACGGCCTGGTAGAGCGCCTGCGGTGACGCATCGATGTAGCGGCCGCGACCGACGTTGCGCGTCTCATCCAGGCTGAGCGTCGGCTCCCACAGCACGCCGCCGAGCACGTCGCTGGCGGTGAAGTGGGCGACCGGCAGCGCCAGGTCGTTGTGCCAGATCCGGAGCGACAGGCGCCCGCCATCATCGATCAGGCGGCCGTTGATGGCGCCTTCCCAGCGCTGGATGACCGCGGAGCCTTCCTCGTCTTCCGTAACGACACCGTCGGTCCGGTACCGCGGCTCGGTGCCGCCGGCGGCCTTCGCCACCGCCTCGTCCGCAAGGTTGGCGGCGGTGATCCAGCTGGCGAGGTCCAGCCGCGACGGCGGCGTGCCGCGGCCGACCGCCAGCTTGCCGTTGATGCGCCAGCCGAGCAGCTGGTTGAGCAGGCCGAGCGCGCCGTTGCGGCCGATCGCGTCGCTCCCGACGGTATAGGCCCAGGTCGCCTGGTTGTCGGCACGCATCGTGCCCGATCCGCCCGGGACCGTGCTGTCGCGGCGAGGATCGTAGTAGAGCCGACCCTCGCCGACGATCGTCACGCGGTTGGTGATCGCCTGCGCGAACGGGCTTTCCGCCTTCTTGCTGTTGCCCGTCCGCTTGAACCGGACATAGAGCAGCGCGCAGCCGGTCAGCCGGCGCCGCGTGGCCGCGCTCCAGCGCGGGCTGATGTAGACGGTGTTGGTGGCGGTCGCCTCGAGGATCGGCGTCACCTGCAGGTAGCCGGCGAACTCGGCCGCCACGCCGGTGGCGCTGGACCAGGCGAGCTTCGCGTCGAGCCACAGCTCCTGAATGGAGTGGACGCGGTGCGAGGCTACCGCGAAGACCCGCCAGAGATATTCCTGCTCGGCGCCGACGAACTCCTCGTAGCGCACGTCCGTGCCCATCGCGGTCCGGCCATGGACCGACAGGCGCGATGCCGACGCGACCAGCGATGCCTGCAGGCGCTCGCCAGTCCCGCGGCTCGCCGCCTTCGCGGGCGACAGCATGCCAGCGACGCCGGCGACCAGGCTGGCGCCGAGCGCGACCGCGCGCGCGGCGGCCGCGATCGGCGCGAGCGGCGGGATGAAGCTGGCAACCGTCGCGACGACGCCGGCGACCGTGCCGATGACGCTGGCGACGCTCTTGACCGCTTTCGCCATCAGGCCCTCCAGGCCCGCGACCATTCCGGCCGCGGCTTCGAGATCAGACCCTCGTCGCTGACGAACCACCCGAGCGCGCCCATGCAGACGCCGATCGAGCCGGCGCGCCCGTTCCCGATCATCACCAGGTCGCCACGCTGCGCGAGGCCGGGTGTGATCCGCTCCAGGTGACGGTCGAAGGTCCGCGTGATCGTCCCGGCACCATGCGTGCGCAGCGCCGCGGCCGCGCCGGCGGCATCGTCATAAGTGCCGCGAAAGGCGGCGCCATGATCGGTCCCGGTCAGCGCGAGCACGATGTCAGCGCCCCAAAGCGCGCAGTCGTGAGATCCCCATGCGAAGGGTCGATGCATGGCGCCGGTGATCAGCGCGTGCAGCCGTGGCTCCCAAGTGGCGACGCGGCTCATCGGCTCTGCATCCGCTCGTAGAGGTAGCTGGCCGTGGTGGTGCGCCCGCCACCGCTGCCCCCGCCCGTCGGCGTCGACACGCCGGTGGCGAAGCCGCCGTTGGCGACGGCGATCGCCGCGGCGGCAGACTCGTCCTCCGGATCGAACTCCTTCTGGTCGAGGTAATTGCGCAAGCTGGGCGGCGACAGCGACGCCAGGTAGTTCTCGACCTGCACCCGGACCTTCGCCCCCTCAGGCTCGACGTCCATTTTCATGTTGACGATGTAGCCGGTGTAGTAGGCCCAGATCGTGCCCTGCGGCGCCCAGGCGGCATCGGCGACGCCCTGCCAGAGCCGCGCGACCCGACCCTGCCAGTTGGCGGTGTCGCCGATCGTGTTGAGCAGCTCCTCGTCGGGCAGGATCAGGCCGGACAGCGAGAAGGTAACGGTGTCGGCGCCGCTCTCTCCGAACTTGACCGGCCCGACCTCGACCAGGGTCGGCTCCAGCGCCATGAACTCGTGCCCGTCGAGCTCCGGATCGCCGGTGCCGGCAGGCGTCAGGCTGGTCGGCCAGGTGGTGGCGCGGATCGGCTCGCCGACCAGGTCGAGCCACGCCAGGAAGCGCGGGCGCACGACTTCCTGGCGCAGCTGAAGCTGCGCTGCGCTGTCCGGCCTGGTTGCCATCAGAACGCCTCCGAGGCCTCGATCGAGAAGCTGTAGAGCTGGCCGGGATCGACGCCCCATTCCGACACGTCGCTGTCCAGCGCCACCAGCGCCGTTGGCCGGTGCAGAACCACCGGCGCGCCGATCGTCGGCGATCGACGGAGCAGCGGGCGGAAGTCGGCCGTGGCTGTGACGCCGCCGGCGCCACCGGTCATCAGGTCGGCCGCCAGGATCAGCGGCTGATCGGCCACGGTGATGATCTGGCCGGCCCGCAGCAGCCGCCGGTTCGTGGTGCGGAAGTCGGCAGGACCGACGGTGATGGTGATCGACGAAGCCGACGGCACCGCCGCCACCACCGCGGTGATCTCGGCATCGATCTGAGCTCGCTCGGTCACCGGGATGCGGAACGTGTGCACCTGGCCGGAAAGCCGCGCGAAGAAGGCGCGCCATGCCAGCATCCGCTCCTCGCCGCGGATCGGGACATGCTCGGCTGTCAGGCTCAGCCGCGTTGGCCCGGGCAAGCCCATCACCTGCCGCGCGCCGGTCCACGCCGAACGGTTGACCTGCGCGGGTGCCTGCAGCCGGTACTTGACCGAGCGGAAGGCGATGTCGGGAAGCGGGATGATCGCCATCAGAGCCCCTGTCTCGTGATCGTGCCGATCGCCGCCTCGAAGCCGGCCTGGGCGCCTTGCTGCGCCGCCTGCACCGCCAGCGGCTCCGCGATCGCGCGAGCGCGGCCGTCCACCACCACGTCGAACATGGGGGACGGCTCGATCCGCACGATCGGCGTCGGGGCCTGGGCGCGCTGCGCCTCCGCTCGGCTCACGCCGGGCGTGCGCAGCCCGCTGTGCGGGATGACGCGCGCCGACTGGCGGAAGCGCACCCGCTCCGGGCCGCGCTCGCCGACAATGACGTCCTGACCCGGGTAGACCGATCCGCCGCCGGCGCGGCCTGGCAGGCTGCTGCCGCTGAGGAGCGATCCGAGGCTGCCAAAGATCGAGCCGCCTCCGCTGCTCCCGCCATCCATTCCACCGAAGAGGCTTTCGGCCAGCGGCTTGATGATGGCCTGCTGGATGGCAATTCGCGCCAGATCGGCGATGATCGAGCGCGCCATGTCGCCGAAGGCATCCTCGATCGACTTCGCGCCGGTCAGCACGTCCAGGATCTCGTCGTTCAGGCTCCGCAGCTTGTCGACCGCGATCGCCTCCACCGCCTCCGCGGCCTCCGCGGCGTTCTGCGGCAGAGCATCGATGTAGCTCTCGAGCGGCCCGGCGGTGTTGCGGCGGATGCTCTCGCGATCGCCGGCCTTCAGCTGGTCGAGCATGGCGAGCCGCGCCTGGGCGATCTGCGCCTCGGCATCGGTCGCACCGTTGGCGACCGTCACCGCGCGGAGCCGCGCCCGCTCCTCGTCATATTGGATGTCGAGGATCCGCAGCTCGAGCGCGCGGCGCTCGTCGGACGTGCGGGCGAGGTTCGCCTGGGTGCGCAGCAGATCCTGCTGGTTGCCCAACCCGGCTTGCAGCACCTCGAGCGCTTCGCGGTCAATCCGGCGCCGTTCGGCGAGGTCGACTGCTTGTGTCTCGAGGTCGGCACGCTGGTCGTTCAGCGACTGCAGGGCGGCAACCTGCGCGGCGGTGAAGCGCTGCAGGCCACCCGGTCCCTGGGTCTCGATCTCGTCGTTGCGGTTGATCCGTTCCGCGTTGATGCGAGCCTTCTCGATCGCGGCACGCTCGACGGCGGAGTTGCTGAGCTCGGCCCGGGCGGCAGCGATGTCGTTACCCGCCTGGCGCTCGGCCGAGGCGTAGGCACGCGCGTCGCCGGCAGCGTCGCGGACCGCAGCCGCCTCCTGCCGAGCCGCCGCGGCCGTCTCGCGCCGGGCACCCGCTGCAGCCCGACCAGCCAAGCGCTCGCCACTTGCCGAGCGGAAGTCGGCCGCGTCGCGCTGCGCCTGGGAAAGCGCCGCCTCAGCGGACAAGCCGTCGGCCCGGTACTTCTTGAACTGCGTCAGCTCGAACTGCTGCGCCTGAAGGTCAGCGATCTGGGCGCGGTTGCCGCGTTGGCGGGCGATCGTCAGGTCGCGACGCGTGCGGGCGAGCTCGCCGTCAACGTCGCGGCCGCCATTCAGATCGACGGCCGTGAGCTCCGTTTCGAGCGGACGCCGGCGTAGAGCGGAATAGCCGCGGGCAGCAGCGGCCTGGTTTGCGCGCGCCTGGTCGCGTGCGGCGATTGCGCTCGCCTCTTCGGCACGCTCCTGCGGAGACAACATGATCGGCGCTGCGCGGAAACCCGCCGTCGATGTCTGGGACCGACGAAGATTGATCCGGTCGAGGCGGGCCTGCGCCCGCGCTTCATCGACCTGGGCGGCGCCATAGCTTTCGACCAGCGATGCTTTCTGCTCGTCCCGCCGGCGCTGCGCCAGGATCTGCAGCTGTCGCGCGGCTTCGCCGACGGCGCCGGCAAAGCTCAGCATCTGGTTGGCACCGGTGGCGGCTGCGTTGCCAGCCGCCGAAACACCGCCGGCGGCCGCGCGTCCCGTCGACGCCAGCCCGGCGAGCGTCTCGTTCAGCTTGCGGGTGTTCTCCTCGAGCTGGCGCTGATCGGCTGCCGCATCGCGCGTAGTGTCCTGGTAGGTCAGGATCGCCGTGACGAGCGCACCGATCGCCAGCACGGCGAGGCCGACAGGTCCACCCACTAAGGCGAGGCTGCCGGCGAGAAGCTTGGTGGCAACTGCGCCAGCGCGCGCGGCCAAGGTGGCCGCCTTGGTGGCTTCGGTCGAGGCGCGGGCCGCGACGCCTGCGCGGGCCTGAGCTGCCGCCAGCGCAGTTTCGGAAGCGGCGATCTCAGCGTTGGCGATGGCCAGGGCGCGCTTGGTCGTAATCTGCGCCTTGAGATCCTGGTTGGCGCGCGCTGCGTCAGGGACCGATCGGGTCACGCCGACCGTGCCGAACCCGGCTGCAGCATTTGCCCGAACCGCCGCCTGCGCTTGAAGCGCCTCGGCGCGCTGCCGCTCGATCAGGGTCAGATTAGCGGCGAGCTGGGTGGCATCCTGGCGGCGCGCGGCGATGGTCGCCTCGATCGCCGCGACCTCGGCCGCCGCCGCGGCAGCTGCAGCCTGCGCACGCTGGGCCTGGGCCGTCTTTCCCGCGAGCAGCACGAGGTTCTGAGACGTCAGCTCCGTCCGCAGCGTCGACGCTGCTGCGACCGCGGCCATTATCGGACCGACTGCGAACCGGGAGGCAAACCCGACGCCGATCAACGCCAGGGCCGGCGCGATCAGGTCGAGATTGTCTGCCAGCGCGACGATCGCGGCTGAGATCTGCGACGTCGCGCCCGCGCCGGCATCAGCCTCGCCCACATATTTGGCGAGAGCATTGTTGAGGACGGTGAACGACGCGCCGATCGTCAGCTGCGCCCGGGTCGCCTGCTGCTCAAGCTGGGCGGATCCGTTGAGGAAGCCTTGGAAGAACTCCTGGCTGGAGAGCTTGCCTTCGATGACCTCGCCGCGCAGCTTCGTCACCGATCCACCGAATCGCTCGATGCCGTTCGCCACCGCCTGCAAAATCGGCCGAGCGCCCTCGTTGATCGAGTTGAACTCTTCAGCCCGGACGATCGCGCCGCCCATCGCCTGCGACAACTGCAGCAGCGCGCCCTGCGCCGCCGCCGGATCGCCGCCCTGGACCTTCAGCGCAGCGGCAACGCCATTGGTGAACCGCAGCAGATCCGCCTCGCTCGCCCCGAGCTCAACCCGGGATTGCGAGAGGCGGCCGAACAGCGTGCCGACGCCCTCCAGCTCGACCCCGTAGCGCTGTGCCGTCTGGAATAGGCGCTCCTGGACGCGCGACAGCGCCTCGCCCTCGAGGCCTGCGACCTTCAGCTGGTTGGTGTAGCGGGTGTAGGCGTCGGCGAAGGCGGCCGCGCGGTCGGCAGTGAAGACGGCGCTGAGCGTCCCGGCCGACGCGAGAAGCGCGGTGCGCATCCCGCCGGCCGATCGCCGCACCTGCGCCTCCACATTCGCCGTAGTGGTGCCGATCGACTGGATTGCCGCATTGGTTTGGCGGACGTGCGCCGCCATGCCGGTCGCGGGGCGACCGAGCCCTGCGAAGCGTCTATCGACCCGTGCGAGCTTGGTGTCGGCCGACTTGGCGAAGCGATCGATCACGCCGTCACCGGCGCGCAGGTTCGCACGCAGCAGCTCGATGCGCGCGTCGACCTCGAGCATCAGGGCCTTGACGTCGGTGCGTTCCGCCATCGTGCCCTCCTCTTCAATGGATCAGCCGGTCGGCGCCGTCTTCGGAGGCGGGTTCATTTCCCGCCATCCTTCCCAGGCCGACCAGAACTCGGTCGGCGTCGATGCCCAGAACTCGGCCGCGCTCCAGCCGAGCGCCGCCGCCGCTAATCCTGCGAGGCGACGTCGGGGATCGCGGTCGTCCCCAACGTCATCGCTTCCCCCGGTCGGAGCTCGCCTTCCGCCGTGCAGCCGCCGGTGGCAGCCTCGGCCAAGACGATCGCCAGCATGGCCTGCATGCGATCAAGGCCACCCTGCTCGGCATAGACCAGCTGCCCGACGCGCGCGGTCGACCAGCGCGCGGCGCGATCGTCATCGGCCTGGATCAGCCGGGTGACGATCGTGCCGACGTCCCCGAGCGACAGCGCGCCCAGGTCGGCCTGGGACGACAGCTGGATCAGGCCGCGGCCGAGCTCGCGCTCGACCTTGATGATCGCCTCGTATGAGGGCCGCAGGCGATAGCTCTGCCCGGCCAGGTCGATGTCGAGCTGGCCGCGCAGGTCCGCCGCCGGCGGCGGCGCGCCCACCGGCTCGTTGAGGTCGGTGGGCGCGTCCATCACGACAGCTCGTCGACGGTCGGCGTTTCGGCCAGCGTCAGCGTGGTGCCGACGGTGACGGACTCGCCCTGGTTGAAGGCGGTGTCGTCGAGCGTGGTGTACATCGACGCCGCGAAGACGACATCTTCCTCGGCGAAGGGCTTCTTGCGGATCTGGTAGATCGCGGTCTCGTCAGAGACGTTGAGCGTCTCCATTCGCGAGTAGCCGTCCGCATCCGGCAGCGACGGCGTCAGCTGCAGGGTGAGCGTCAGCGTGCGCAGGCCCGGCGTCTGGGTGTCATACCCTTCCGTGTCCTTCGTCGCGTTCGACGTGAAGTTGCGGCCGCCGTTGCGGGTCAGGTTGCCCTGACCTGCCGGCTGCGCGAACGTGGTGCCGGCGGCGTTGCCGACGAACAGGCGATAGTCGTTGCCCTTAAGCTTCATTGTTCACTCCATGAAAAAGGGCGACCTGTCACCAGGCCGCCCGCCACCATTTCCGTTGCCGCGCCGCTCAGCGCAGCGCGCGAACCTCCACGTCGATCGAGCCGAGATAGGCGTCGAGCTCGTCGTCCTCGGCGAGGTCGGTGCGCTCCCAGCTCATCTCGAGTCGCCAGCTGGTGCCGTCCTCGTCATCGGGCACGTCGATCTCGAAGCCGTCGAGCAGCGTCTCGATCGCAGCCGCGAGGTCGATCGCGGGCTTACGCTCCTGCCCTTCGGTCACCAGGCCGATGTTGACGGTCAGCAGCCGGTCCGGATCGTCCTTCCCGCCCAGGCGGTTCGCGGTCATGTCGCCCAGCTTCACGAACGGAAGCCCGACGCCTGCGGGCACGTCCTGGTAGACGGCCGCCGCGATCGCGCCATTCAGCCGCTCGAACAGCGCCAGCTCGGCCGCGCTCAGTGCGTTCATGCGCCCGCTCCCTTCGCCGATCGCATGGCCCGGTCATAGGCTCTGAGGAGGCGCCCCCTCATGATGCGGCGGACGTTGGTGAAGCGGCCCGTCACGAAGCGCTTTGGCGCCATGGCCGGAACCTTCATGGTGTAGGTGCCGGCGATGTCCTCTGCCGGCTTGCGACCACCCACAAGACGCTTGAAGATGCCCCGCTTCCGCCGTTCAACCCGCACGTTCTGGGCGCGTCGGCCGAGATCCTGGATCCTCGCATAGAACAGCTTCGCACGGCCGCGAGGCGTACCGATCAGGCCGACCCGCAGGCGCAGCGTCTTGGCGAGCACCCGGAAGGAGATGCCCCGGATCGTCGCGCCCGTCTTCTTCGGCGCTCGAGCCTGCATGGCCCGAGCCAGTGCCTGGCCGCCGTCATTCAGCTCGCCGGCGATCTCGTCCTGCAGCCGATCCGGAAACGTCTTCAGCACCCGCTTCGCGAGCTTGGAAACCTTGGTGCGGCTCACCGCTTCAGCCCGCTTTCGCAGATCAGGACCAGCTCGCGGCGATCAGGGGTTGGCGCCAAGGCCTTGATGTCGAGCAGCTGCTCGCCCCAGACGAGCCGATCGGTCGGCAGCACGTCGTCACGCCAGCGGATCGTCACCCGCCAGCTCTGCCGGGCAGCGACCGCCAGATTGCGGAGCGCCTCGTCGCCGGTCAGGGCGAGCACCTGCGCCCAGACCGTCGCCGCCCGTGCGATCGGTGCCCAGCTGACCGTGCGGCCGCCCCGGCCGTTCGGTGTCTCACCCTGGCGCTCGATCGTCACCCGATGGCGATAGTCGCCGGGTGTCAGCGCCCGCGCCATGCTCAGGCCAGTCCGGCGAGGCGGAAAGAGCTGATCTGGCTGTTGATCGAGCGCGTGCGGTTCGGCTCCTCGCCGAACATCTTCTCCTCCACAAGCAGCAGCAGGATAGACATGACGCGCGCCGGCAGCTGGGCATAGCCCGCCAGGTACCGGACGCGCCGCTCGCGGCCTCCCAGCACCGGATCGGGCTGGACGATGCTGTGGTCGCCCTGGATTGCAAACGGCTCCTTGTCGATCTCGGTCCAGACGCCGGCGACACGCTCTTCCACGGCCTCGATCTCGACGATCGGGCGCAGCGGGAGCGGTTGAACCTCATGCGCCGGCGACAGCATGGCCTCGCGCGTGGTCGGCAGCAGCGACCGGTTCAGCCGGCCGCCCTCGCCATCGAGCTCGTCGATCGCCGCTTCGAAGTGGAGCTTGATCAGGTCGTCCTGCGCCTCGCCATCGATGCGCAGGTGAAGCTTCAGCAGCTCGAGCTGCTGCGCCGGGTCCGCCCAGGCCGGATCAGCCATCGGCTTCGATCCGGGCCTCGTAGACGCCGGCACGCTTGTTGAGCGCCGGCGCGGAGATCCGCACCCGGTCGCCGTCGATCATCGCAAAGCGCGCGCTCTCCGGACGCTTGCCGGTACGGTTGGCGGCAAAGGCCAGCTCGCCCTGGACGATCGCCGCGTCGCCGTCGTGCACGCCCTCGATCTGCAGGCGAACGATCTTGCCCGGGTTCAGCAGCATGGACGGCTCCTCAGAGGTTGCGCAGGGTGGTGACGAAGGTGAACTCGACGCTCTGCCCGTCGGGCAGCAGGCCCGACACGGTGATGTCGGCCTGCGTGCCTGACCCGTTGAAGGCTTCGTCGTTGCGGCGCTCCGCCACGATCTCTGCCCGGAGCTGCCCGATCTGGCCGTCTGTCGACAGGAAGGGTGCCGGATCGCTCATGGCGCGGAAGCCGCGCAGATAACCTGCCGCGTTGACGACAATCGAGGTGATGCTCTCCAGCTCCACCCCCTCGCCCAGCACGTCGGCGAAGCTGAAGGCGATGTCCCGCCGGGTGTGCGGATCCATCGGCGCCGGCAGGATCTCCGCGCCGAGCGGCACGCCCGCTCCCCGCGCCGCGGCCGACTGCAGCGTCTTGAAGGTCACCGTCCACTCGGGCCGTGCCGTGATCGTCCCGCGACCAGGCGTCGGAGTGGGCGTTGGGGTGGGCGTCGGAGTGGGCGTCGGCGTCGGCGTCGGCGTCGGGGTGCCGCCGCTGGTGACCGCCATCGGCGTCGTCTGTGCCTGCGCCGGGATCGTGTCTCCACCGCTATACGCGCCCCGCGCCATGCTCGTGTCGTCGGGATTGTAGCCGTAGTAGGACCGCCAGCGCTTGGCCGTGCCACGGCCCGTCAGGCGGACCTGCGTCGTCCCCGGGATCACCGCCGCGTCCGAAGCGGACACCGCGCTGAAGGTCTCGCCGCTCGTGTCCGGAGACGTTTCATAGCCGGTCAGTGCCGACCCGGAGAGCGACGCAGCGCCATTCAGGTTGTGGTCGATGATCAGGTCGGAGCCCGACACCGTTGCCGACGTCGGCAACGGCCCGCGGCCATCCGGTGCCGAGCCTCCGGCCGCCCGCACGATCGCCCAGGCGATGCGCTTCAGCAGCTGGATGTAGGCAGCGTAGTTGTAGTGGTAGGCGTCATCGGGATCGCGCGGCACGCCGAGCGACTCCCAACCGACCGACGTCTTCAGAGCCGCGCTGCCGACCGTCTTCTGCGCGGCCTGCAGGCGGTTCCAGTATCGCCGGCAGGCCGCAGGCGAGCCTATCGGCGGCGTGTCGTTGGCATATTTGCCGGTGACACCCACGACGATCGGCGCCTCCGGGAACTCGCCCTCGGCGCGGAAGGCGTTCCTCAGCGTGTTCAGATGGGTCGGCCAGTTGTCCGCCCCGGCGTCGCCGTCGGCGCCGGCCGCCTCGTTCTCGCCCTGGAAGACGACGAGCATCTCCGGCGTGTAGCCGTTCGCCCGCGCTTTCATGTCCTCGAACGCGATGCCGCTCGGCGCCGGGCCGTCCCAGCCGCCGGCACCGGGCAGCTGGGCGGTCAGCGACGCCGCATAGGCGCCCCATGCCCAACCCATGACGGGCATGTTCAGCAGCTTGGCGACTTCCGACGCAATGTCGTTGATGAAGTTCATGGCGCCGGGCGCATCGATGCCGCGGTAGCGCCAGGTATCGTCGCCGGCGTTCCAAAGCGCGTAGGCCTGGTTGAGGATGGCGGGCGCCCCGCCGGGTCGAGCGGCGGTCTGCATGCCGCCAGCATTGCTCTGGCCGCCGACACAGAAGCTGAAGCCGCATGCGGTCCGCGTGGGGGACAGCGCCTTGGCCGCCTTGCCGCTGGTGAAGACGACGCCCCACTCGATGTCCCAGGCTTCGTCGTCGGTGCGCCCGACGGGCACGTCGACCGACTGCGTCACTTCCTGCCCCGAGACGCTGCTGGCGATGCCGATATCCCAATCGCGCACCACCTCGCCGGTCTCGGCCGAGACGATGCGGTGGATGCCCGACTGCGGCGTGCCGCCGGCGGCGGTCATGGTTCGGGTGATCCGCCGCGGCCCGCTCGGCGAGCGCGGCAGCGCGGGCGGCACCGCCGGGCGGGTGCAGGTCAGGCCGGGGATGGCGAACTCGTTCGCCATAGGTTTGCCGTTGGTGAAGGACTCCGACGTCTCGGCGTAGAGGCCGACCTTCCCGCTCTTCGGTCCGGTATAGGCCGAGACATCGATCGCCGGGAGCGGCGAGCCATTGCCGGCGTAGGCTTGGACGTAGACGCCGTTGACGTAGATCTGCAGCGCGCCCGCGCCGTCTAGGGACGCCTCGACCAGGATCGTCGGTGTCGTCGACACCCAGTTGTTCGACGGGACGATCTGCGTGAACAGAACGCCGCCGTCAGCGCCGTGCTGATTGACCTGATAGAAGTTGTTGAAGCCGCCGCCCGACACCAGGATGCGATTGTTTGCCGGCTGGAACCTGATCTGCAGGAAGCTGCCGGCGTTCCACCACATCACGGCGCCGCACCGGTCAAAGCTTGCTGACGAGAAGCCCTCCGGCGGGATCTCCCACGTCCAGCGGAAGCGGTTCACGACAGTCGCCGGACCGTAGCGCGCGGCGATCGGGGCCTCGTAGTCCTCATAGACCCGAACGCGGCCGCCGTTGATCTTCCAGGCCGCGGCTGCGCCGGCACCACTGTTGTCGGCGCGGCCGACTTCCCAGTCCGGACGCGCGCTGAGCAGCTGACCGGCGGGCGCACCCTCGAAGGTGTCGACCAGGCCGAGGTCAAAATCAGGCGTTATCGGCATCGGCGGCCTCGCAGGTCAGGATCGGAAGGAAGGTGGCCGGACCGCCGAAGCAGCCCGGCGGGGTCTCAGGCGGTGGCGCGTGCGACCCGGGCTGCGCTGATCACGTCGCGCAGCGTGGCGTCGTCCGCCTCGGCTGAGATCTCGATCTGCTCGGCCGCCGCCACCGCGATCAGCACGTCGCGATCGAGCTTCGCCAGGTCGGCGCGGTTGTCGCGGATCAGCTTGCGCATGCCGTCGAGCGTGACGCCAATGCCGATCGTCACCTTCTCGAGCTTCGCGGCCTCGCGGAGCTGCGCGCCGTTCATGCCGTCCAGCGGGTCAGGGAGCGCCGGCGGCGGTGCGGCGCTACCCTGGTCCGCTGCCTGGACGAATGGATCCTCCAGCTCCTTTCCGAACGCATCGGTCAGTCGGCCGCCGGCGTCCAGGAACGCGGCGACCCGACGCGACACGAAGTGCAGCTCGGAGGCAGGGGGGCGGCCATCGATCACGGACCCGGCCGTGAACGCCTCCGGCTCGGACGCCTTCGTCGTGTAGTCGACCAGGAACTTGATCATGGCCGCCGCTCCTTACTGGCCGACGATGGCGTCGACAGACGCCGCATCGGTGGCGGTGGCATCGCCGAAGCGACGGTCGGTACAGAGCACCACGCCGGAAACCGGCGAGGCGGCGGTGCCGACCGTGACGGTCAGCCGGGCGAAGCGGTAGCCGCCGTTCCGATCCAGGTTCTCCTGGCGCAGGTTGATCAGAGCCTGCTTGTTGTCGTCGCCGCTCGCCTTGGTGAGCTGCGCGATCGCGGTGCCGGGCACGTCCTTGGCGCCCGCGCCGCCGGCGCTGGTCGCCTGCTCGAACTTGGCATCGACCGTGGCGGCCGCGCCGAGCGTGCCGGCGGCCACAACGGCCAGCAGGCCGAAGTTGTCGCGCATGTCGATCCAAGCGGACGAGACGGAGCCCGGGTTGGTGCTGGCGGGCGCGATCGCGGCGACGACGCCGATGCGCGCGGATGGGGAAAGCAGAGCGTTCATCGATCCGATCCTTGATTGATGTCGAAGAGGAAGCGGGGCCGGCTCGTCACCGGCCCCACCGTCTCAGCGCCTCAGGCGCGCTCCTCGAGCGCGACGAAGTGCGACTTGGTGCGGATGCCGTGCGCCGGCTCCACCGGCTTCGACAGGACGGGCTGGCCGCCGATCCGGAAGATCCAGCGGAACGCCCGGATGTTGTAGTCGAAGTAGAGGTGGATGCTGTCGGCGAAGCTGACGCCGTTCTGCTTGCGGAAGGCCTCGTAGCCGTTGGGGTTGACGAACTGCAGGTCGCCGACGTCGCCCAGCGTCTGGGCATGCTCGGTGAACAGCACCGGTCGGCCGAGCAGCGTGCCGCCAGGCGCCACGGCATAGTTCGGATGCCAGACGGGCTGATCGGCCTCGTTCTTCATCTTCATCAGCGAGGGCATGATGTCGCCGTTCGCCAGCCAAACCGCCTGCTGCGGGTTGATGACGCGGCCGTACATCTTGGCGACGTTGTCGGCGACGATCGTGTCCGACGCCTGGCCCGCCTCCTTGGCGATCGTGATGAGCGCCTGAGAGGCCATGTAGCCCAGCGGCTTGCCCACGCCGTTGCCGTACATGAAAGCGTCCGACGCCTTCCACCGGATCGCGGCCGCGGCCTTGGTGGTCAGCAGCGTGCCGATGCGCGGTGCGTCCTCGAGCAGCTCCTCGGTCGCCAGCACGAAGGCGTAGAGCTCGTTGAGCTTCGTCTCGCGCGGGGTCAGGGCGAAGCGGCTGGGATCCATCCGCTCGGCCTCGACGCGCCAGTTCGCCTGGATGCCCGACGTGCCCCACGGCGTGGTCTCGTCGCCCAGGCCGATCACGGTGTTGGACGACGTCGGATCGGGCGAGATCAGGTTGAGGAACGGATCCTCCTCGCCGAACACCAGGTCGACGATCTGCTGCCGGTACTCGGGCGGCACCAGGTAGCTGCCGGCGGCGTCGCCGGTCTCCATGTGGACGTTGGTCGGCGCCGCGAGGCGATCGTCGACCCGGTAAGCCTGGCCGGCGCCCGGGTTGGCGAGCCGCACCGCCGAAGCGAATTCGGCCAGATGCGTGAAGCCACCATCCTCGAGACGCGCGCGCGAGGCACCGGCGCCGACGATCACGATCTGCGACGGCGCGGCCTGAGCCGGCACGGTGCCAGCGGGCGCCGAGCTCGGCGTCGGGGTGGCGGAGCCGAACTTCGCCATGCGAGCGTTCAGCTTTTCGGCCGCCTCGATCTGCTTCTCGAGACGCGCGAGGTTAGCCTCGTCCTTGGCGTTCTCGGTCTCCTCTTCCGCGGTCAGGTCGCGGTTCTCGCCAATGGCGGTCGTGAGGCGGTCTTCCAGGCGCTTAGCGGTCGCGCGCGCCTCGTTCTTCAGGACAGCAAGGTTCATCGGTTAAGGTCCTCGTGAAGGGGGCGCGCGCGCCCACGAAAAAGGCCGCCCGAAGGCGGCCTCAGCTCATCCGCTCGGGGGAGCGGGGTTCAGATGCTGGCGGTGCGGCCGCGCAGCGCCGCGCGCTGGCGCATCAGCGCCAGCCGGTTGCGGCTCGATCCGTATTTGGCGACCACGTCGCGGAGAGAGGCGACACCATCGATGGCGCCGTTCGCCAGCGCCTGGCTGGCCTGGAAGGTCTTGCCGCGGCCATGGATGCCGGCGACCTCACTGGCCTTGATGCCGCGGCCGCGCGCGATCGCCGCCACGAAGGCGGTGTTGGACAGGTCGACCGACGCCTGGATCTCCGCACGGTCCTCGTCCGAAAGCGGAGCATAGGGGTGGCCGGCGATCTTCTCCGGGTCCGAAGCGATCAGCGTGGTCGCCATGCCGATCTTGGCTTCGAAGCCGGACATGTCGACGTGTCCGGACCGAACGCCGACCGATCCGACCTCGCCGCTGCCGGTGCAGTAGAAGGCGCTCGCCTGGCTCGCCTGCCAATAGGCGGCCGAGAAGCAATATGGGTCGGCGACGGCGACCACCGGCTTGACCTGGCGCGCCGCGAAGATCGCGTCGCCCGCCTCGGCGCAGCCCCAAACATAGCCGCCCGGGCTGCGGATCGCGAGGATGATGGTGCCCACCTTCGGGTCGGCCGCCGCCTCGGACACTCGATCGGAGATCCAGTTGTAGGACGTCCGACCCGACAGTCCGACCGGGTGCAGCAGGCCGGTGATTGGCAGGATCAGCGTCGCGCCCTCGCGGATCGGGTCCGCCGGTTTCACCGCTTCCTGCCGGCCGCTCAACATGCTGGCCAAGCCGGCCAGGCTGTCAGGCACCTTGGCCTCGATCGTCTCGCGAGCGAGATGGTCGGCAAGGAAGGTCGGGTGCATCGCCCAGAGGGTCGATGCGCTGGCTCGTTCACGCATCTTCTGTCTCCACCTGGTCCTGCGGCGCTGTCTGGCCGCCAGTGATCGTGTCGGCTGCGCGATTGCTGTTGAGCGGGGTGCGCGCGTCGCGCGACCAGGCCTCGCCGATCGCCGGCATATCGAACCAGTCGACACGCAGCTCGTCGGCCGACATCAGGCTCGCGGTTCGCGCCAGCACCGCGTTCTTCCACTGCGTTGCGCTGTCGCCGCGTAAGAGGGAATTGAGGTTGATCCGGACCCGGATGCCGGCGGCGCGCATGTCGGCGGTCAGCAGACGCCGGCTGATCGCCTGCTCGATCCGCCGGGTCAGCGGTCGGATCGTGTATTTGACGAAGTCCTGCGCCTGCTGCTCGCTGTTCGCCTTTCCGGCGCTGACCTCCGCGACCATCGACAGCGGGATGCGCCAGTAGCGCGCCAGCTCGACCGTCCGCTGCGTGATCAGCTCCGCCAGCTGGCTGTCGCTGTTGTTCTCGGAGATCGGCTTGTAGTCCATGCCGCCCTCGAGCAGCGCGGTCTTGCCCGGCTTCCAGCCGTCGATCGCCTTCTTGGTGTGCGCGAACTGCTCGTCCGTGAGCTCGCCGGAGGCGGTGACGATACCGCCGGGACGGTTGCCGTTCTGAAAGAAGGTCCGTCCCTGCCGCTCGAGCGCGATCGCGAAGTCGAGCGACCCGCGCGCCATCTGCCATGGTGTCAGAGGGCGCAGCGTGGCGTCGGACAGGCCCTTGAACCAAAAGAGGTCCGCCGGTCCCAGCTGGCGCGCCAGGCCGCCGTCGTCCTGGTAGGTCAGCAGGAAGGAACGATCCTTCCAGTCGACGGTCGTGCGGAGCGGATCGAGCGACCAGATCTCCAGCCCCTCGCCGGTGGAGACCGGTTCGGCAAACGCGGCACCGCGCAGCGCCCCGTTGTAGACCATGCTCGACCAGAACTCGGCACCGGTCTCCAGCGGATTGGGCGCGTAGGCGAGCACGTCGGCGAGCTCGAGCTCGGAGCGGCGGTAATCCTTCTCGATCAGGTCGACCGAGACGCCGCCGGCGGTGTCGGCGATGATGCCGACGCAGAAATTGACGGCCGACACCTTCGCAGCCTCCGACGCGCTGCTGACGCCGGCGCCGAAGGGCAACCCCTCGCCTCCCCAGAAGCGGCCATCGACCAGGTTCTGGCCTACCACGTTGTCGGGCTCCGGCCGTGATGCCGCCGGCGCAAGGTCGTTGCCGATCCGGGAGAAGAGGCGGTCGATGAAGCCCATTTGACCTCCTCACAACATGCGCATGCGCGGTTTCGGTTTCGGCGCTGCTTCCTGGCCGCCGGTGGCCGCTCCCAGCGCCATCACGAGGGCGACCATTCCGTCGATGCGACCTGTCGACTTCGCCTTGTTGAGCTTCCGGTCACCGGCAGGGCTCGGATCCACGACCGCGTTGCGAGCGCACATCGTCAGGACCGGGTTGCCGCCGTGCCGAACCTTTCCGTTCAGGAAGGCGATTTCCGTGCTGTCCATAGCCGGCGCCATGGAGACATGCCCCTGACCGAACGGCTCGAACGGCAGCACCACCCCAAGCTTCGACATCTGCTGCTCAAGGGTCTTGAAGCGAAACCGGTCGAAGTTGATGCGGCGGACGTCCATCCCGGCGCAGATCTCGCCCAGACGACGCCCGACGAACTCGTAATCGACCGCGACGCCTGGTGTCGTCTCGATTAGGCCTTCATCGACCCATCGAGGATAAGGCACCCGGTCCCGCTTGCCATGATCATCGACCGTAGCTCCCGGCTTCCAGAACCATGGTCTGACGTGCCAGCAACCCTGTTCGTCCTGCGCGACCAGCACGAAAGCGGTGAGATCAGTGGTCTCGGCAAGGTCCAGTCCGCCATAGACAGGCGAGGTCAGGAACACCTTCTCGTCTACCGGTCCGTTGGTGGCAGCCCATGTTCCCGGCGCCATGAACGGGGAGAACCGGTTCACCCGCTGGTTCAGGTAGAGGTTGCGGAAGCTGTTCTCAAAGGATGGCAGCCGCGCCGCCTTCGCGGCGGCCGCCTCGAACTCCACGACCGACCGGAAGATGCCCATTGCCGGGTTGGCGGCACGGTGCGCCTCCGGATCGGCCAGATCCGCGTTCGGCTTGGCCGCATGGACGTGGCAGACGATCTTCGGGTCCTTTGACGCAATCGCGTCGTCGATCTTCACCGACAGCATGTCGGCATCGGTTGGCGCCTGGGTCGAGATGATCAGGCGGAGGGCATCGTCATAGGCCCCAGAGGCGGTCTCTACCGCCTCGACAAAGTCGTCCTGGTCGCCGCGAACCTGCCCAAGCTCATCCAGGATCGCCAGCACCGGCGACAGGCCGTGTGCGGTTGAACCCTCGGCCGACAGCGCCTCGTAGGTAACGTTCTTGGCGATGCCGACGAGCGACTTCGCCGAAGGAACGGGACGAACGAGCGGATCCAAGATGGGGCTCAGCTTGACCATCTTGTAGGCGAGGCCGAACACCAGCGCTGCCTGCTTGCGCGAGCGCGCGCCCGAGACGATTTGGCTATTCAGCCGCGCCTCCGGTCCGACCAGGTGGGCCAGGAGGATGCCGGCGATCAGGCCGGTCTTTCCGTTCTTGCGCGCGATGGAGAGGATGCCTTCCGACGTGCCCGCCGGATTGTCGTAGACGTCCAGGATGAACTGCTTCTGGAAGTCGGCCAACCGCATCGGCTGCCCGATCAGCTTTCCCTCGGGAACGAGGCAAAACTTCTCCACGAAGCGGATGACCCGACCGCCGCGGGACGGCGGCGTCACTGGATCGTCGAAGGTCTCGCGAGCAGGTCGTCGTCATCGCCACTGTAGGCGTTGACGCCGCTCTCGATCTCCTGCGCGGCCTCCCGGCGGTTGTTCACGTCACGCTGCTCGCCATGCTTCGAACGGCTGTCGATGCCGAGAGCGCGGCGCAGTGTGACGATCCGGCGCGCCAGCTTGTCCGAGGCGGCGATAGAGCCGATCACCTTGGCTACGCTGACCCGGCCATTCCGCCCCACCGCAAAGGCGGAGATCATTTCGGCATCGGCCATCGCGCGCGCCAAACTCGCTGCGACGTGCAGGTCCGCATCCGTCCATTCACTCTTCGCGCGTTCCGCGATCACCGCGTTCCAGTAAGGGAGATCACCCGGCCGGAGCCGCACGGAGGTCGGCGGCAACAGCTCGCGCGCGCTCGCCGCCATCACCGTGACGGCCGCGGCCGCGCTGTCGATGCGCTGCCGCCGACCGCCCATCGCACCCCCCTCATCGTCCAGGCCGTACCAGCGAAGCAAAAACTGTATTAGCGCTGAAATTACAGGGGCCGTCGGTGTCCCCAGGCGGACCCCCCAGGCTTTTGACCCCCCCCCGGGGGGTCGCGCAACAATGTTACGCGGCGCGCCAGGGGTCGAGGGGGTCGAGCGGCAACCCGTCGGCGCCGAAGGCGAGACGTTCGCGATGTCCGAACTGCTCGGCCGTCACCTTCCGGTTGTGCTCGTCGCAGACGTTGCGGGTGTTCTCGTCGACATCGAGGCCGCCAAGCGCCAGCGGCTGCTCATGGTCGACCACCGTGGCGGCGCGGGTGACGCCTTGAGCCAGGCAGAGCTCGCATAGCCAATGCGTCCGCTCCATCCGCCGGGCTCGCTGCTGCTGCCCTGCCCTGCCCCGCTTCCTCTCAGCGACCCGCTTAGGCACCCCTTAGATCAGGCGGTGGCGATGTCGATCGACACCGCACGCCAGGCGGCGTCATGCGCGTCCCGCTCGTAGAAGCGGACGTACTGGCGCGACCCGATGATCCGGATGCTGTCCTTGATCGCCTCCATCGCTCGCATCCAGCGAGGATCGGCGATCTCGGTGCGCAGCAGCATGAAGAGCTCGGCCCGGTTGATCTGGCCCTGCTTGTCCACCTGGAAGGCGCGGTTGATCAGGGCCTGCAGCTCCACGCTGCCGCCCTGTGCCCACTCGCCCAGGCACTCGTCGATCAACGACTTGGCGGACTGCAGCTCGGGGCCGAACTCGATCAGGTCGGCAACCTGGACCTGCACCTTCAGGCACCCATCGAATGATGTCAGGGTGATGTTGCCCTTCGCCCCGCCACGTGGAGCGCCATAGTGGTCAGCGAGGAGCGCCTGCAGCACGGCCACAGCGGCGAACGTGTCGACCTTGAACTTGCGGATCAGCGCGCCGATCGCGCGGGCCTGCACCATGATGGAGCGGACCTGCTCGTCCATGAGCAGATCCTGTGGCTTGATCGCATGCAGCGGCACCAGCGCGCCCTTGGCGTCGCGCAGATAGGACGTGCCGCCAACCTCGATCAGGCCGGGATGCGAGGTGTCGGTCATCCGCCCAGGCCCTCGTTGGCGACCTTGCCCACGGTGTCGACGGGCAGGACGCTCAGGATCTCGCGGAGCAGGCTGACGGGCACGCCGACGAGGGCGGTGTCCGGATGGCCGGCGTCGACGACACGCTGCAGCTGCTGACGGGGGATGCTCTTCACCAGACCACCACCTTCCCGTTTGGGCTGCGATAAAGGGGCGCGGCCGTCGGCTGCTCGCCGCCACGGAAGGGGGCCATGATGTCGCGGCAGACCGCCTGGGCCATCTCTTCCAGATCGTGGTAGGTCGCGACGTCGCGATCCGGGGCGCTCAGCCGCGCCCGCTGGGTCAGGGCGTCGAAGCGCGGGGTAATCGCCTCGAGCTGATCGGCCAGGTCCGAACGCGGCTGAGCGGGCGCACTGCCGACGGAACGGCGTGCGGCGACAGGCAAGCTGTGGCGACGAACCAACGAGCGGGAGTGATCGGTCAAGATGCGCCTCCCGGTTGGCCGGCCCAGTGCCCTCACATGAGGGTGCACGGGCGCCGGATGCAGCTGTGGCGGGGTCGTTTCTGCCGGTTGGGTGACCGCTTTTCGCCGTTCACTTGCGTGAAGTTGACGCAAGTAAACCCCTAGCCGCGCCGCCAGCGATTCAGCGCCGACACTAGGATCGCGCGCGCGCGCCGGTTGGACATGCGCGATCGGCGCGCGGCGATCGTCACGCCGATGTCGTCGACGATGATCGTCAGCAGCATCGCGGCATGCGGCGCGACGGCCGCGCGCCAATCGCTGTAGGCGCGGTCCCGGATAACGGCCGCGATCCGCTCGGCCGACGCGGCGTCGGGCCCGCCGCCGGTGGAGCGCGGCTCCAGCTTTGCGGTGCGCACGGCGACGTCGGCGGTCAGCGCCTGGTGCGCCAGCGCGATCTCGGCCGCCGCCGCCAGCTGGTGCGCGTCGATCGCGCCGGTGACGTGCAGGCGGGCCAGCGCGCCGTCACGTCGCGCTTCGGCCTCGGCATGGGCGTGCGTCTCCGGCGTGCCCTGGGCCTTGTGCGACCAGGCTTCGCGCCTGGCGACGGGCTCCTCGACGCCGGGCAGCAGCGTGGCGCCGGCGACGCGCAGCGCGGCCTTGCGCGCTTTCCACTCCTGCTTGGACATGCCCTCCGGCTTCCGGGGCAGGCTCGGCGCGGGGCGCGGGTTGCCGAGCACCAGGTGGGCGACGCGCTGCGCCTCCCTCAACGGTGCGATGGCGAGGGGCTCAAGCTTCGTGACGGGATGGCGCATCGTCGGGCACGTGCTCGATGATCGCGACCAGCGCGAGATTGTCTTGCGGTAACGGGGCGGCGAAGCGCGCGCGCTTCATGTCTTCGTCGACCACCCAGCCAACCGCGCGCAGCTCGCGCTTAGCGATCTCCACCATGAGGCCGGGCACGACGATCGCGCGCTGCGTCCCCATCGGCCGCTCGATCGATCCGTCTTTGACGAGCTGGGCGAGCAGCGTGCCGACGCGCTGCTTGCTCACGCCAAGATGCGCGCGGATCTCGTCCATTGACGGGCTGAACCGGCGTTGGATGATATATTCGACGATGAAGGCCAACGCCGCCAGCTTTCGTGGCGGAGGCCGAACGCTGCTGGTCGCTGGAACGCTCATGCCCACCCGTTACTCCCCGGAAACGGAACATAGGGTGAAGGAGGCCTCCTGCGCCAGAGCGAGCGGCGCGCACGGCGAATCGTCAAGCCTCCGGCGGCTCGTCGATGTCGTTGCCGTTGAAGCGTGCCGGCTCGTCGCGCTCCGTGCCCTTGGCGAATATGACGGTGTCGAGCGGGTGTATTTCGCGCTGCGCGCGCCGATCCCACCGGCGATGGATGAAGTCGGGCACGCCCCAGATCCGCACGGCCGCCGTGTATTCGTCGCCGCGGAACGCGACGAAGTGGATGGCGGGGCGGATCGACATATCCGGTCGTCCCCGGAACGGCGATCGCGCGCAAGTCTGGAGCGCTGCGCGTCCGACCACGGCGGAGGAAGTGTCCGCCCTGCCCCCGCCGGCACCGCGCTTTTCCGCCGTTCCTGACCAGCAAAGCGGGCATGATACCCGCTCGATACCCCGCCCTTAGCCACGCAGCCGCCGATGAAGCTGCTTCCACTCCCAGGGCGTGGTCGGCCACGGATCGTCCTGCGCCGGCAGCTTGGTCGGGAGCACCTTTGCGGGCCGCGCACCGCACCGCGCGCATCGCAGGTGCCGCCCGATCTGGGCCAGCTGCGTGCTCCACGCCCGCAGCATGAAATAGCGCGAGGTCCGCGCCGCGTCCCAGACCTGTTCGCGGCCGCAACCGCAGACCACCCGCAGCTGGCACTCGCGCCGGGTCAGATCGAAGAGGTCATCGAGGCGGACGTTCGCGGCCATGTTGGAACATATGCCGAACGCTCACGCATGTAGGAAAGCGCGGATGCTGCTCGCTACCGCGACCCTGCCTCCTCATCCCTCGCGATCGCAGAGGCAGCGAGCGGGACGAACACCGTCACCCGCATCACCTCGTCGACGGCCGCGTCGATCTTGATTTTGTACAGAGCAGAGGCCGGAGGGAACGGCGTGCCGTCGTCCTGCATCCCCGCCAGGTGCAGCTTCAGCGCCTCACCCGCGTTCGCGTACGCCTCCGCGTGCGTATCGCCGGCAGAGACGCATCCGGGCAGATCGGGAAAGAACACTCCAAAGCCATCGATGCCGCGCTCGATCACCGCCGGGTAGGCAACGGGTGAGAAGCTCTTTTCTGAGGAGGGGAACGCAGCCAGGATCTCCGGCGGGAGCTCGGCCGCTGGGCGCGCCCGCGCTACATCCTCGTCAGTCCATTCTGGATTGTCGTCATCGAAGGTGATGGGCGGCTGACCGGTGTTCACGCCGGCACAGCCTCTTGCTTGTCGATCGCCATCTTCAGCCCCAGCGCCTTCAGCACCTTGAGAACGGTGTCGAGGGTCGGGTTACCGTCCTCGCTCAGCGCCTTGTGCAGCGTTTGCCGGTGCAGGCCGGTCTTGCGGGCAAGCTCCGTGATGCCGCCGTTGGCGCGCGCGATCGCCCCCAGCGCGGCGGCGATGTAGCGCGGATCGCCATCGGCAATGGCGTCGCTCAGCAGGTCGGCCTCGTCTTCGACGTCATGCAGATAGTTGGCCGCATCAAACGGCCGGAACTCGATGGTCATGGATTATGCTCCACGGAATAGTACGGTTGTTGATCCACTCTACTTGCGCAGCTCGGCTGCCATCTCCTTTGCCTTCCGAATGTCGCGGGCCTGCGTGCTCTTGTTGCCGCCGCACAGGATCACCGTGCCGTCCAGCATCGTGAAATAGACGCGATAGCCCGGCCCCAGGTGAAAGCGCAGCTCGGCAACGTCGTCGCCCAGCGGCTCCGCGTCTCCGAAGTTGCCGGTGGCGGCGATGCGGGCGATCCGCCGAACGATCGCGCGCCGACCCACCACGTCGCGCAGGCCGTTGAGCCAATCCGTGAACACCGATGTTTCGATCACCTGCATGGATATTTTACTATCCATCCAAGCACGGCATGTCAACTAAAACATACAGCCGGGTGATGTCGAAGCAGGCGTTCGTTGCATGCGGCCTCTAGGCGAGCACGACCTCCAAGATAACCGCGGCATGGCGGCGGCTCCCCTTGGGCTCCACGATCTCCTTCACGCTTGCGCGATAGTGGCAGCCTTGATCGATGAGCGCCTCGGTCAGCCATCCATCGCGTGGCAGGAAGCCGATCTGCTCGCCTCTGGCGTTGAAGACAGCGACGGCGCGGTCGTCGTGCTCGTTCTCGATGTCGTGAAAGAGCTTTACCGCCTCCCCGACCTTCGTTCGCCTTATTGCCGGCTGCCGATAAGACTCTCCGACGATGTTCGCGCTGTAGGTACGGGGTGCCTGGCTGCGCGGCGCAACCGCTGGAGGCATCTGAAAACGGTCGCCTGCGTCACCGGTGACCACACGGAAGGTGATCGTGTGTATCCCCTGCGCGTTCGCGAACGGCTGGATGCAATTGACGCTAGCGTGGAGGATGCGGCGGCCGTTCGCGAGGTCTCGTGCGATCCAATGCCGGTTGGTCAGGTAACCGAGCGGCTTGCCGCTTTTGCCAGAAGCGACATATCCGCCCCGCCCCTTTGGATCAGGCGAGAGAGTGATCGGCTCACTCAACGTCGCCTCCCTGATCCCGGGTTGGCAATCCCGCTCACCCGCCAGCCGCAAGGTTTCTTCGCGAACAGCCATCAATCCGGCCTGTACGACAGCGCCGGGGCGTTGACGCTGCCGGCGGGTCCTTGCCCGGCCATCGACATGGCGATGGTGAAAAGAGCAGCCTTCTGTGCACCACCGAGCGCACGGTAGCAGTCGAGCAGTTCGCGCTCCTCCCGGCTCAGTTCTGGCTCGGGCGGCGCGTCCTCAAGGGGATCATCCGTCTCACCGCTTAGGTAAGCAGGCGTCGTTCCGAGCTCGCGCGCAACGGCGTGCAGCTTGGTCGAACCCTTCTTGCTGCGATGGATGAGGTTGAAAATTGTCGGCTGGCTGACACCCACGCGTCGGGCCAGCTCGGCTTGGCTCAACCCAGCTGCTGCCAACCGTTCCTGAACACGCTGACCAATAAGCGTCATCCACGATGAATGATAAATCTAGCTATTGCACGCTATGATTATCCTGATAAGTTCGGTGCAATATCTGTTTCTATCGTCCCGAATCGAGGCTCCTTGTGTCGATTGACAGCCACAAACCGAGGGAAGCGCTGGATGCTGCCATCAGCGAGCTTGGTTCGCAGGCAGCAATGGCCCGCCTCGTCGGCGTGTCGCAGCCCTCTGTTTGGGGGTGGGTGCATCGACTCGGCAAATTGCCCGCTGAGCACGTCCTTAAGGTCGAAGAGGCGACTGGCATTTCGCGCCACGTCCTGCGCCCGGACATTTACCCGCAAGACACTAAAGCCGCTCCTGACCCGACGAACGCCGACCGCTACAACGGGGTGCGGGCGTGAAGCGTGTGCCAATCCGCATCGTCGGCACCGCCGGCACGAGTGAGCAGGTCGCTGACGGCGCGCCGTTCCTGATCAACGTGCCAAACCTTGGCGATTGCATTGCCATGCATGCCGAGATGAGCAGCGTGATCGATCAGCGCACCGCAGCCGGTGACAGCTCTGTCGGTATCCAGCTCTCACGGGGCGGTGTCGCTGGCATGAACGGCCTCTGCATCTACGCACTCATGACCCCTGACGAGGCCGACGGCTTCGCGGCGAAGCTCATGGAGATCGCCACCCAGGTGCGTGATGCGGCACGCGATCAGGCCGACGCGGCCCTGCGGAAGGCGGCAGGCAAGTGAGCTCGTCCGCGCCCACCGACCTGGCGCCGGTGCTCCTGTCGTTTCGCACCATGATCAGCCGTGTGCTGTTCGGGCACCCGGCTGATCAGGATCAACCGGAGGTCAGCCTCCGCCTGCGCTGCCTCGAACTGGCGATCGCCGCCAAAGGCGACGATCGCTCGATCGAGGATCGGGCGGCAGCTTTCGAGAGCTACGTTCTGGGATATCGCCAGACGGCGAGCACGGCAACGCCCAACCCGCCCCTCGGGCGGGTTCCAGCCTCAGAGGTTGATGCTGCCCATGGGCGTGTTTCAACAATCCTTTTGGCGACCTCTGGAGCCGACCGATCAGCGCATGCCTGGAGTGAGGTCAACGCTGGTGGTCACCCCGCCGACGAGGTCAGCTCTCGTGGCTAGCGGCTTTCAACTTGATGCCGTGATCAATCGCCGAGTTGTACTCGGACGCCGCCTCATCGAGCTGATCAGCATACTGCGGGAAGCGGCCCTTCGCCGCATTGGTCGCCTCTCGGATCAGGCCGCGGATGTTCTCAGGGTCCGAGCGTCCGTGCTGAACCATCCTGATCAGGTTCACCGCCGAATAGTAGTAATGGAAGAGCCCGCGCGCAGTGGCTTCTTCGGTCATAACAATCGCCCTTCGATGGTGGTTTGCACGTCCATCGTAGCCGAGCCGGGGGCGGCGTCCAGCCGCCTCCGGGGAGGGCAGGCATGAAGCGCCAGCTCCACCGCATCGATCATTTCGGGCGCCGCGTTCGCGCGCCCTGGTGGGCGCGGATCCTCCACGCCCTCGGCATCATCAAGGCCAGCCGGTGACGCGCGCCCCGCCGTAACGCGCGGCCACCCGCGTCTCTCTTCCACCGCCCTCCCCGGCTCGCCATCACCTGATCGGCGAGGCGGGAAACTGCTGCCCGGAGCCTGTCATGGTCCCATCACCCGGCACCTACCTGCAACGCCGCCGCGAGGCCGCGTCGATGACGCTCGCCGACGTCGCCCAGCGCCTGTCCACGGTGCCGCGGATGGAGGAGCACGCCCGCGTCGAGTGGATCGCCCTGGTCGAGCTGGATGCCGTGCCGGCGGGCTTCTCCACGATCGCCGCGCTCCGCTCCGCCTTCCCTTTCGACATGACCGTGCTCGCGCAGCTCGACCTGATCCGCATGGGCGCCGATCTGCCGCCCCCGCGCCTCTGCCGCACCTGCGCCTGCAGCGAGTATGATCCCTGCCACGACCGGCTTGGCGCGACCTGCTCCTGGGTTGAGGACGATCTCTGCTCGGCCTGCAGCCACGCCGCGCTGCTCGCCTCGGTGGCGGCATGACCGTGCTGCTCGCCCTCTTCCGCGCGCTGCTCGGCCCGCGCCTCCCCCGCCAGGCCGCCGGCGATCGCTGCCCGATCTGCGACGTGGCGGCATCGATCAACGGCGACACCTGCGCCCGCTGCGACGCGGTCGTCTGGTGATGGTCCGGGTGCCCGATCGCGCCGACGCCGCCGCACGCGCCGCGCGCTGCTTCGCGATTGCGCGCTCGGCCGCCGGCGATCGGCACGGCGCCGTCGCGCGCGGCGAGGCGATCGTCCGCGCCGCCGGCCTCGACCTCGACGACTTCGACGTGCCCGGGCGCTGGCGCCCGATTCGGGGCCGCGCGTGACCGCCCGCCGCGTCACCGAAACGAAGCGCGAGGTCAGCGCCGGCTGCCTCGACTGCGGCCGCCCCGGCGCGCTCTGGTCCGGCGGCAACGCGCAGGCGGTCGCCGCGCGCCACCATGACGCGACCGGACATCGCACCTGGGTCAACGCCTACATGGCGATTCGCTACGGCGCCGCGCCAGACACCAGCGACCAGCATGACATCGAGGACGCGATCGCCGCGTCCAGCTCGGGGGGCGAGCCGGAAGGCGCCCCCCTCACCGTTTCCGACGCGCCTGCGGTTCCAGCCGCCGGCGTGAGCGCACCCACAGGCCGCTCGGTCGAGACATCAGGGCAGATGCCCGGTGGCGCTCGCGGCCGCAAGCCGGAGATGACCACATGACGCTTTCGAACTGGACCGCACGCCCGTCGGGCAACTCCCTCACCATCACCGGGCGCGACAGCACCGGGGTCGCCACCCGGATCACCGGCGTCGAGCAGGTCTGGCCGCAGGGCAGCCACCTGCAGGCGCGGGACGGCCGGGGCACAATCCATCAACTGGTGATGGCATGACCCGCGCCGCCACGCTGCCGATCGCGCAGATCGAGGTCTCACCCTTCAACGTCCGCACCAACGAGGTCGACGCCAACGACGTCGCCGGCCTGGAGGCTTCGATCCTGGAGAACGGGCTGCTCGAGCCGATCATCGTCCACCCGATGGACGGCGACCCGGTGGACGGCCACCGGTTTGGCGCGCTCGCCGGCGGCCGTCGCACGCGGAGCATCCGCAACCTGGTCGAGCGGGGCGCCCTCCCCGCCGACTGGCCGGTGCCGGTGATCGTGCACGAGGATCTCGAGCCGGCGCAGCTTCTCGAGCTCAGCCTGTCGGAGAACATGCTTCGCCGCGATCTGCGCGATTACGAGGTCTTCGCCGCGGTCGCCGCGATGCACCGCCAGGGCGAGCCGCCCGAGCAGATCGCGCGCGCGCTCGGCCAGCGACAGCAGTGGGTCGACCAGGCGCTCCGCCTCGGCAACCTCGCGGCCGACGTCTTCCTCGCCTTCGAGGCCGGGAAGATTGACCTGGAGCAGGCGCGCGCGTTCGGCGCCACCGCCGATCTTGACCTGCAGGCGCAGGCCTGGGCGGCGCTCGGCAGCGGTCCGCCGCATGCCCGCACCCCGGCGGCGATCCGCGCCTGGTACCGGATCGAGGACCGGGAAGCGGAGAAGCTGCTGCGCTTCGTCGGGCCCGACGCCTACGCCGCCGCCGGCGGCTGGTACGAGCACGATCTGTTCGACACTGGCGCCGACGGTCGCGGTCGCGTGTCGGACGATCCGCTGCTCCGCCAGCTCGCCGACGCGAAGGTCGCCTCGCTTCGCGCCAGCATCCGCGAGCGGACCGGGCGCGAGGAGCTGCGGTTCCAGCCGAGCCCGCCCAGCGGCGTCTACGGCGGGCCGGAGTGGGCGCTGCACATCACCCCGACTGAGGAAGGCGACCGGGTGGTTCTGCCAGACGGCGACATCGTGGCGACGATCGCCATCGATGACGCCGGCGAGGCCGAGGTCAGCTATTGGTGGGCGAGCCGTCGCGCCATGGACGGCGACAAGCCGAGGACGGCGCGACGCGAGCGCGTCGCGGCAGGCTCGGCGATCGGCCAGCAATATGACGGCAGCCGCCAGAAGGCGGATGCTGCCATCAAGGAGGAAGCCGGCCTCACCCAGGAGGGCACGGCGACCATGCGGTCGCTCCGCCGGATGATCCTGCGCGCGGCGATCGTCCAGAAGGCGCACGAAGGCAGCACCCTCGGTCGTGATTATCTGGTCTGGGCCCAGCTCCGCATGCTGCTCTCCACGTCGGGCAAGTACGGCCACGCCGAAGGCCCGGCCGAGGTCGGCATGCGCGCGCTGCACAGCCCCGATCCGGATGCGCCTGGCGCGCTGCCGCTGATCCGCGACAGCGAGGCCGGCAAGACCTGGTCGAAGGCCATGGAGACGCTGTCCAAGCAGGGCTTTCTGACCGATTCGGATCTCGGCCGCGCCTTCATCGCCTATCGTCGCGCGACGCCGGCGATCCAGGAGCTCGCGGCCGCGGTGGTCGCCGCGATCGCGCTCGAGCGGTCCCTCGACGCCGACGGCTACCGCGTGCCCGTCCATGACGTCGTCGGCGCCCAAGCCGGCCTCGCCACGCAGCAAGGCATCCGCCACTGGTGGACGCCGACCGGTCCGTTCCTCAACCTGCTGCCCACCGCCGAACGCGCGGCGATCGCCGAGCCCTTCGTCGAGCGGGTGACCTTCGCCAGCTACGGGCGGCTGAAGTCCGACGAGCTGACACCGGCGGTGCTCCGCGTCGTTACCGGTGGCGCGTCCGAGACCCGCAAGATGCAACAGCTTGCGGCCGCGCAGTGGGTGCACCCGCTGCTCTCCTTCCAGCCGGACCCAGGCGTCGGCCGCCTGCCCGTTCAGCAACTGGAGGCAGCGGAGTGAGCGCCGTCCTGCAGTTCAGCCCAATCAAGGGCGCACCGCCGACGATCGAGTGGCTGTCGACAGACGCTCTCCGGATCGATGAAAGCTACCAGCGGTCGATTGCGGGTCGGGACAGCCAGGCGATCATCCGCACCATCGCGGCCGGCTGGGATTGGCGGTTGTGCACGCCTCTCGCCGTCTCGCGCCGCCGCCCGCTCGCTGACGAGCACGTCGCGTCGCATTTCGTCATCGATGGCCAGCATCGGCTCGAGGCCGCGAAGCTGCGCGGCGACATCATGCACCTGCCGTGCATCGTCAACAGCTTTGCCGACGCCGCGGAGGAGGCCAGCCTCTTCGTCGACGTGAACATGCGCAGGCGCCGCGTCACCCCTCTCGACACCTTTCGCGCCGCCATGATCGCGGGTGACGCCCTCGCCCTGGAAGCGGCCGCGCTGATCGACGGCGCCGGGCTGTCCCTGCCTCGGGTCAGCAGTCCAAGCGGCTGGGCACCCAACGAGCTGGGCCAGGTCGGGACGGTGATGAAGGGGTTGAGGAGGAACGGCCGCGACATCACGGCGGCCGCCCTGGCGCACGTCGCTGAAGCCTTCCCGGACGAAAAGCTCGAGCAGGCGGGCCGGATCCTGGACGGCCTTTTCATGATCTACGCCGATCCACCGGCAGGGTTCGATTCCGACCGCCTCTTTCAGACGCTGCTCCGCTTCGACCAGCAGCAATGGGCGGCGCTGGCCATGAACCGCATCGCGGCAACCTCGGACGGTTGGCCGATGGCGATGCGGATGGTGATCGTCGATGCGATGGCGAACGAGCCGGCGCTGCAGGAAGCCGCGGCGTGATCGCGCTCTACCGCCCCGCGAACGGCAGCGAAGGTCGAGCCTTCATGGCACAGTGGTGCGCAAGATGCGCGCTCGATGCCGATGCCGAGGCTGGCGGAGGCTGCGAGATCCTCAGCCGAACCATGATCTTCCAGGTCGGTGACGCCGAGTATCCTGCCGATTGGCGTGAGGACGGTCTGTCAGGACCACGATGCACCGCCTTCTGCTCGATCGACGGCACAGAGCCGCTTGATCCTGCTGCTGCGATCGGACTGCTCCTATGACCGATCTCGCCTACCTCGACGGCCACCACGCCATCATCGGCGCCAGCGATGCCGGCAAGACGTGGACGGCCAAGTATGGCGTCGAGCAGCTGCTCGGCCAGCAGCGCCACACGCTGATCATCGATCCGCTGGGCGTCTGGTACGGACTGCGCTCGTCGGCTGACGGCAAGGCGGCCGGCTTCGACATCCCCATCTTCGGCGGCCCGCACGGCGACGTCGCGATCCGCCCCACCGATGGCGAGGCGATCGCCGGCATCGTCGATGATCAGCGCGTATCTGCGATCGTCGACCTATCGGGCATGACGAACGGGTTGGATCAGCGCTCGTTCGTCCGCGACCTGGTCGCGCGGCTCCGGCGGCGATCGCCGGGCAACTTCCACTTCGTGGTCGACGAGGCGGATGAGTTCGTGCCGGAGAAGGTCCGCGACGACGTCGGCTACGCGCTCCAGGAAGACATGCTCTGGATCGCCAAGAAGGGGCGCTCCGCCGGCTGGGTGCAGACGCTCATCACGCAGCGCACCGCCGACATCGCCAAGTCGGCGCTGTCGCAGAGCCAGACGATCATCGCGCACCAGCTGATCGCGCCGCAGGATCAGAAGCCGTTCCTGGATTACGTCCGCACCCAGGGCTCGAAGGAAGAGCTGGAGAGGATTTCGGCCAATCTCGCCTCGCTTCAGCAAGGACACCGCTACGTCTACTCGCCCAGGCGCCACGTTCTCGAATATGGACAGACGCCCGCGCTGACCACCTTCGACAGCTCGCGCACGCCGCCCGCCGGGCAGAGCCGCGTCGAGCCCCGCACCCTCGCGCAGCTCGACGTGTCGGCGATCGCCGCGGCGCTGGCGCCGCGCGACCCGAGCATCCCGGCCGATCCGGCTGCAGCCTACCAGCTCGGCAACGCCGCCGGCGAAGCGCTGCTCCAGCGCGATCGGCGTATCGCCGAGCTGGAGGCCGACAAGATCGGGCTTGGGCAGAAGATCGAGGCGCTCTTCGCCGAGCGCCACGATCTTCTGGAAGGCATCAGGAACGCCGTCGCCGGCATCTCGGACGCCTTGTCCCACTTCACTCTCGACATGAGCGCTTTTCACGATCCCGCTCGTGAGTTGAAAGCGGCCCTCCCAGCTTACACGAGCGTTGAACCTGATCGGCAGCGACGCGACTCCGCGGCCGTAGATGCGCCGCCGGAAAGCCCCTCCGGCGGCGCAACATCCCCATCCGAACTGCGCGCCCTCGCCGGCCTCGCCGCGGTCTTCCCATCGGGCCTGACCGAGGCGGCTTGGGCGACGCGCACCGGCTACGCGCGGAAGGGCGGCGCGTGGATCCGCCGGCGCAAGCGCTACGTCGACGACGGGCTGATCGAACAGCGGGACGGCCGATGGTTCGCGACCGATGCCGGCGTCAGAGCCGCCGGCGCCGCAGTCCCGGACATGCCGGCGCCCGGTATTGCGCTGGTGAATTGGTGGGCGGAGCGCTTGGGCGCGCCTGGCCGCGTGCTGCGGCTCCTCGCCAACGTCCATCCGCGCGCCCTCACCCGCGACGCGATCGCGGCCGAGCTGAACATGGCGCCAAAGGGCGGCGCCTTCCTCCGCCACCTGGGCGCCGTGAAAGCGGCCGAGCTGGTCGTCGAGGTCAAGCGGCGCCTGGCGATCGCCCCCGAGCTGATGGGGAACCGCTGATGTCGATCGAGCGCATCGACCGCGCCTGGATCAAGGCGCACGGCGGCTCGACCCTCGAGCTGCACCTGAACATGGGGCGGGAGCATCGGCTGACACGCCGGGTCGTCGATCGCCGCACCAGCCAGCCGATCGGCCTCGCCTTCACCGACGTGAGCCGCCGGCGGACCGCGCGATCGCCGGCGACGGCGAGCCGCCACTGGCACGTCGAAACCATCGCCGAGCCGCTGTCCGACTTGGACGAGGCTCTGGATCTTCTCGACCTCGTCCGCCGCGGCGACGAGCTCGCCGACCAAGAAAGGTTCGCAGCATGAGCGACATCATCGCGGCTGACCAGCTGCGCCTCCTGATCGAGCGCATCGAGCGGCTCGAGGAGGAGAAGCGGGGCACGCAGGACGACATCAAGGACGTCTATGCCGAGGCTAAGTCCACCGGGTTCGACGTAAAGACGATGCGCGCGATCGTGCGCCTGCGCCGGCTGGAAAAGCACCACCGGGACGAGGCCGACGCGCTGCTCGAAACCTACCGCCAGGCGCTGGGGCTGCACTGATGAGCGATTTGACAAACGCACGTGCTGAGAGCAGCTTCCGGACCGTCACCGCGCAGATGGCGGTGATGCGGGATGAAAGCCGCCTCAGCGAAGCGCCCCAAGGCGCGCCAGCTTATGCTGCGCGCCTTTCTCTATGGTCGGGCGTGCGGGGTCCCTTCGGGGGCGCCGCTTGCTTCGCTGCGGTCTTTCAACCCGCGCGTCCGGCCACCAGGTTGAAAGCTGTTGGTCGGACTTACTCAAGCGGAGTGAGCGACCATGGCTATCGAGCACGGGCGGACGAACCGCCTCGCCCCCGACCCGGCGGGCAACCATTACATCATCAGCGAACAGGTCGAGTACGAGCTGCGAATGCTCGCCGAGGCGATGCGAACCATCGCCGAATTATGCGACGGCTTCGAAGAGGAGCGGGCAGAGATGACCGTCCTTCAATTTGGTCCGCTGTTTCACGTCTTTGCGGAGCGCGCCGCCTCCCTCACTGCCGAGAGCACAATGCCGCCTGGGCGGCGGATGTCATGAGTGCGGCCGATCTTCCCGGCGAGCGCTGGCGTGAGATTGCTGGTTTCGAGGGCCTCTACGAAGTCTCCGACTTCGGGCGAATACGAAGTTTAGCGCGGCAGACTGCTGTGTCTCGCGATGGAAGGTTCTCGTACGCGCGCTCTCAGCCAGCGCGCATCCTCAAGCCAACGCTCGCTAGTGGGGCTGCCCGTGTATCGCTTCATCGCGATGGCGAACAAAGCAAGGCGAACGTCGCGACACTGGTCGCTGACGCTTTCCTAGGCGACCGTTTGCCCGGCAAGGTGGTGATGCATCGGGACGGCAATCCAATGCATAATGGGTTGGGCAACCTCGTCATTGCTGACCGATCAGCAGTTGAGACGGCGAAGGGCGAGCGGGGGACCGGAGCACAAGGGCTCCGCAATTCTCAGGCGAAGATCGGCCCAGCGGATGCTGCCGAAATCCGCGCGTACGCCGGTCAAGAGACCCAGGCCAGCCTCGCAGATCGATACGGCATCTCAGTCGATCAGGTCAGTCGCATCCAGCGCGGTTTAAGTTGGAGGAGCGGCTGATGACGATCCCCTCAATCGTCCGTCTTGACCAGCGCCTAAGTCGCGCTGCCGAGATCGGAAAAGGCATCAGGCTTGAGGCAGCCGACATCGAGCTTCTCGGCCGTCTTGGTCTCTTCAAACTCACCGGCGACGCAAAGGCCGACTTTCTCAAGGATCAGACCACATGGCGGGACGCGAGACGCCGCTCTATCGAAGGGGCAAATACTGGCTCGGGTGGGATGAGCGGCGGGACGGGACCCGTCGGTCTCCCTTCCTCACCACCTTCTGGTACGACCCCGCCGCGGGACGCGTCCGAAGCGCGTCAACGGGGACGGCGTCCGAGGACGAAGCCATCCTCGCTTTAGATCGGCGCTACCTTGCCGATTCCAGCGAGGCGCCGGCGTTCTGCGGCGCCTGCGGACAGCCCCTCGCCCAGGCGGCCGCCTACCTGCTGACCGACGCGATCGCCGACTATCGGCTCGAGTGGGGAGACGCGCGCGCGTCGGGCGACACGATCGAGGCGCGGCTGAAGCACGTCCAGGACTTCCTGGATGCCGAAGAGGCTCGCGGGGCGGAAGGTCGCTTCGGCATCGCCACGAGCTGCGCGGCCGCGTGCACGTCGACCTTCGTCACCGCGTTCCGCGCCTGGTCGCATCGTCAGCCGGTGGTCTGGAGGAACGGCGTAGGCCAGATCACGGTGACGAAGCCGCGATCGCCGGCATCGACGGAGGCGGCGATCGCGCAGGTCATCGCCGTGCTGAACCACGCGGCCAACGCGGATCCGCCGCGATCGGACAAACGCCCGACCTATCGGCCGCTGCCGCCAAAACAGGTCCAACGGACGAGGCGCACACGCATCGGCATCGAGGAGCTCGCGCGGATGGTCGCCTACGCGGCCGAGCCGGACAAGCGCCGTGGCGCGCTGCACGCCTTCATGGTCGCGTCGATCTGCACGATCGCGCGGCCGGGTGCCGTGGTGGACATCTGCGTCGCACCCGATCGCGGGCAATGGGCGTCCGGATCTCCGACGATCGACCTCAACCCGGCCGGACGCGTCCAGAACAAGAAGGCGCGTCCGGTGCTTCCGGTGTTGCCGCTGCTGGACCAGTGGCTCTCGGCCGAGCTGCTCGCCTACCAGGCGCTTGCGGAGGAGGATCGCGTCGGGCGCGGCTTCCTCGTCAACTACTACGGCCGACCGGTCCAAAGCGTCGACAGCGCCTGGGCCGCCATGCTCCGCGAGCTGCAGCTGCCGACAGGGCGGGAGTGGCGCCCCTACGTGCTGCGGCACAGCCTGGCGACGCTCGTGCGCAACCGCGGCGCCGAGGCATGGGATCTTGAAGGCTTCATGGGGCATCGCCTCCCGAGCCAGACCGAGGTCTATGCACGCGGCGATTTTCTGAGCGTCCAGCGGGCGCTCCAGACCATCATTGACGAGATCGAGCGGCTGGTGCCGGGCACGTTGCACCGGACCGGCACCGGAGCCGCCTCGCCCCTCAAGCGGAAGAGGGGAGCCGAAATGCCCGGATAA